CAGCATCTGCAACATGCCAAAGTTCTTGCCGAAGTACCGGGCCATCACATCGTCATAGGTGGGCCGCTCGATCTGCCAGAAGGACCTTGCCGGACCGCCGCCGTACTGGCGGCGCGTCCTGAACCGATCACTCTCTTTGAGAGCAGTGCCTAAGAGCAACCACCGCGCGCTATCGCTGCGCACGCCCGGATCATGCTGCTCCATGAGGTCTAGAGTGGGGTCTATGATGTGTTTTGCGATCCACATAAGAGGGAGCATGAAAAATCCTTCAGCAAACCTGCACCTCCGCACATGCTGCAAGGAGCAGCCTGGCCGGTTAGAACGCTAGTAACTCTGCCGCAGCCCTTGCAGCTCGAACAGACGAATGAGTTCTTCGTCTGGCAATCGTCTGTCTGCCGAGACGCTTGGCGTTGCGCCGGATACTCCGAGAGCAAGCTTGCGCATCCTGATGACTGCTTCGAAATCTTCACGTTTTTGCTGCTTTGCCATTCTTATCCTCCGATGAAGGCCATCGTCTAGTGATCACTGGTCCGTTATCGAAAAGTTCCGTCTCCGCCCCCCAGCTATCCCACCCCGGCCGCGACGATCGCGCGAACATTTCAAGATAGGGGCCGTCAGCCAACCGCTCTATGCTGCTGTAGGCTTCGTCTGGTTTTCTGCTGTGCTCACGTCTGGGCGAGACGATAAGCTTCCTCACATCCGCAGCCCTACGCTTTGGATGACCGCGTGTGGCGAGGAGGCACTGCTCAGGGTTGGCTCGCGTCCAAAATCCCATGCCGGTGAAGAACCCTGCGCCTAGCTTGTTCTGCTTTACCCAATAGAAGCCAACAGTTTTGTACGTGAACCCCCACACCATGATTACGTCTAGAGCCTTGTCTAGAAAGGGGTCTGTTGCCCATAGGAAGAGGATTGCGTCGTCAGTAGCCCAATCTGAAACTGGTATATCCTTAACGTCGTCGAGGCTCATGCAATCGTAATGAGCCTCAGCGCTGCGACCCCTGCCCTTGCGGGAGTACGTGCCAAAAGACCAAGGAGGGTCAGCGTAGATAACTCCGTAACGTTTGCTAGATGTTCCGATCATGCCTGCCCCGCAGAGTGTCAGCCTCTGACTGGACCTGACGCATGAATTCCATAACACGAGAGTTAAACACCGCTGCCTCTTGCGGAGACATCTCACCACGGCTGTAGACAGCAAGCTGCCTAACGACGCTCTCAAGTGCAGTTAGCACCATGGAAATGATCATCGGATCAACGGGCATCAATATTCTCCGTATGTTCTACCAGTTACACCCGTGGCGTTAGCCAGAAACTCAGCGATCTTAAGGCGCGCCGCATAGAGCGCAGACTCCGTCTGAGGCATGGTCGAACAGGTGGCCACTGTCGCATCGTAAAGGTCATCTATCCTCGCAAATGTCTGGGCGTCAATCTGACCGGCGCGGCGCAGCGAGATCACCTGCACCATGGCCTCGCCTGCCGTTGAGCACCCGTTGACAAACTTCTGCTGTGGACTCTGCGTGACGCACGACGTCACGAAAAGCAATCCAACCAATAGGGATCGTTTCATGAACGGCATGATACACAGAAAGTGTGGAGCTTGGCAAGTGGAGTTTAGGACAGAGGGTCCTTGGCCTTCTGCCGCAGGCCATTAACGACAGCGCCAGCGAACGTCACCACGCCAACAACAGCGGCGCTTATCCACGTCCTTAGGCTGATCATATCGTCTCCGGCAGGCATCGCAGTCAGCGCAGTCTGAAGCGCAGTTGCAGTGGTAAGAATGCCGGAGAAAAAGGCGATGAGGAAGTTCTCAACTAGCGGGCTCATTTGCGTCTCGCGTTTTCCTTTTCTATAGGTGTCAGGCCAAGCGTTAACCTGTCCCATAGGTCACTCATGTTGCTCTCCACCTTGACAACGCGGTCAGTTAGAACTTGTAGGCGCACCCTTGTCTCAAGACCACTCCTGCTCTCGGCCTGCATCAGGGTGTTTATCTCTGATGTTTGGGATTGCAAAGAGCTTACGCTCGCTTGGATGGACGCTAGGCGCTCGTTCAAAACGCTCCCCTGCGATGAATTGGTGATTAGTGTCAATACACCAAACCCTAGTACTGCGCATACGACGCCGGCTAACCCTATGAAAACCTCGCGGGAGACGACCACATCTCCACTCCTACGCTCAAAGCTTGTCTGCATCACCCTCCGCTCCACTGCTGGGACACGGACATGATACATCTTCTCTGAAGCGTTGTGAAGCGATATGCCCCTGTATGAGGAAGATACGATCGTCAATTTTCCATAACCACAGCACAATGCCGCCTAGTACAGAAGTAAGCACTGAAGCCAGCACTGAAACGATTGCGACAAAGACGGTAACGCTGTCCATTTTGCAACCATTACTTGCACGACCACACGCCAATTGAGCCACTGTCAAAAGAATTCGCCCCAGATGTCGAAACTCTCAATCTATCAATATCTCCGCCAAGATCGGGGCTCACTCCGCCGCTATTGGCTACCGTGGAATTTGAGCCAGCTATGTTGCCGTCCTGCGCCCAAACATCGCCTGTTGTTGTCATAAGTTGAAAATGTAGCAACCCGCTGTAGAACGACGCCGCTGCCGTTGCGGTGGTTGCTGCGAACGATCCAGTTTGATGGTTAGTTGCTGTGCCGGCTTCTTCAGCGTAGCTCTCGTACGCGGATGTTTCGTACGTTGCCTCTCCGATCTGCACAAGAATGCTGTCTGTTCCGCTAAGGCTCACTAGGTTGAACGCAAGGGTGATTGACTGAACCCCCGCATCAATCGTGGTAATCCCGATATCATCTCCACTTGTTGTGGTCAGGGTGCCCTCAAGGACACACGCCGACGACGCGCCGCTTGATGCCGATGTCAGTCTGCCGTCTGCATCAACTGTGATGTTGCTGTTTGTATAGCTCCCCGGGGTCACGGCCGTCGAAGCCAGCTCGCTGGCATCAACCGCACCGGCCGCAATCTCGGATGCTGCCACGCTGTCAGCGGCAAGCTCCGTAGCAGTTAACTCCGCCGTCTTAACGCGTCTAGGCGCCAGCAGTTGCATGTTTGTGCCGTCGTAGGCAAATTCCAGAACATCGCCAGTTGACCAATCTCCGGCAGCGATCGCAGCGCCAAGCTTCTGTACTGTCTTGGTCGAGGGGCCAAAGTTAACTGTCGTTGCGCCGGACGAATTGCTAGCAGCAATGCCGATGAAATGCTGGCCTGCAGCGTAAGCGCTAATGCCCGGTGCAAGTGTTGCAGTGAGCGCAGTTGCTGTGCCTCCGAAGGTGCCTCCCCACTGCGGGGTGCTGTCCTGCGTCTCAGCCATGCGAGCGTAGTCTGTGCGCGCCGCAGCGGCAGCGACGTTCGTGTGCTTTAGCGCCCCCATCGGGAGATTTGCGGTAGGGACTGTCTGTCCGTCCTTCGCGATAGACTGCGTTAGAGCCGTCGCAATGTCATCGATCTGCGTGTTAAAATCTGAGGATGAGATTACCGTTCCGGTAACGGCTGTAAGCGTCTTGTTGTATGTTCCGTTGCCATCGCGCGCTGACCAACCGATATCGGCGAGCAGCACCGCAGACACTGCCAAAGCAGACGCTGACGCGTAGAAAAAAGGATGTATTTTCATTGGATGATCAGACCCTTCGTATCGCCGCTGTCAGTGCTGCTGTTGGCGCAACTGGATGGCTGTGGGAAAAGTACGGAAAACCATGGGCAAGAAGCATTGTTCTACCGTCACTGCCTAAGAAGCTCATTGGCAAGCTGCGCATTGGCTATTCCAGCGGGGCCACCAAGTTGCCTAACGCCAGCCCCAAGCTGCTGCATGACGGGAGCGCGATTAGCAAGCAGAGCGTTGACGATAGCCTGCCCGCGAGGCGAATAGATGGCTCTTGTTAGCGGATAGGCAGAAGCACCGAGAGCAAGTTTAACTGGCTCCATGAGTGCCATGCGCTCAGGCGTGCCGGATGTTGGTAGCCTTCGACCAAGAACCTGCTTTGCTGGCTGCGACAGGTCTTGCATAAGGGCTTGGCCCTTGGCGAACGCCCCCTTGCCGACGCTCTTATCTCCTGATCTTACAGCGGACTGCAACTGAGCGGCGGTAAAGACGTTTTCCTCAGCGCCGACCCTTGACGCAGCGTCCCTGACGCGCGCGTAATTTGCCCAACCTGCATTAATCGCTTTTAGCTCTTCCGCTTCTGCGGGATTGGACCTCACCAAGCCACCACGGAATGCATCAAGAGCCTCGTCGAGATAGTCGCCAAGAGCCTGCTGCTCGGGGTTGGAGCTACTGCCGTACTTTCTTGCCCAGTACCCAAGTCGCTTCTCTGCTTCCTTGAACTCGCCCTTGCTAAGGCGAGAGATAAGATCACCAGCGCGCTTGGCCTCAGTTTCCGGCAGATCGGCGGCCGCCCGCGCGGTAATGTCGGAAACATCTTGCGTGAACTGCGCATCCGGCGCGAATTTCAGTTTTGGCAGAAGCTTCTGATAGGCGCCGGAAAGTTTGCTCTCTACCTCCGCAACCGCATCTCCGCCAATCTTGCCAGGCGTGATCTTCTCTCCGATTGGAGATAGTGCGCGATTGTAGGCGGCGACGTTGAGTTGCTCCGTAGATCGCTGCTGCGCTGCGCGAATTGGCTGGCCTGCAAACGGCAGCGACGCCGCCCTCTCCTCAAGGTTTGCGGGTATCCCCCCAACTGTTTGGCCAGGAGTTGGAGTAATTCCCTCGCGCGCGAGAGCGACAACATTCTTTGCGCCGCGTATTCCGCCAATTGCCTTACCAACACCGCGCGCAGCAGCGCCACCAAGCAACGCACCGCCAGCACCAAGGCCAACCTGAGCCGCCTTTTCCTCTAGGAAATTGTCGCCTGTAACGGGTTGCGCTGCGCCAGCGATGGCACCCTGCGTTACCAATCCGCCAGGCAGCAAAGCAATTGGCAGAGATGCGGCCATTTGCCCGACTGTGCGTGGCCAGTCAAACCCGGCGTCCGGTCCGCGTGATTGAGCTATGGACTGCTCGCGAGATTTGAGAATGTTTTTTGCTTGCTCAGAAGATACAGACGAGGGGATTCCAAGAGCCTCTCGGCCCTTGATCCCAATCTGGGCAAGACCGGCTAGGATATCAGTCGCGCCTTCGGCAAAACCCCTGGCCACAGAGCGCGTTGCCGGCTTGGCGTACTCTGTCCATGGCCCTTGGTCTTGGTACTCTTCCCACGGCCCACCCATTATGGAGAAACCATTTCCCAATTCCGCTTGTCAGCGGGATTACCGCCCTTAAAGCGGTATCCGCCCTTAACATCTCCTGCCTTTGGCAGGCCAGACTGCGGCGCAGCGTACAGAAGCTCCTTTGGCCGAGGGCCTTTTAGAGAAGGCGGGGTCAGTGGAGGCTCTCCTGGCGGGGGATTCACTGGCGGAGGTATGCCAGGTGCCGGCGGAGCGGTTGGCGCGCCTGGGGGCTGCGCTGGGGCTTGTGGGGCATACGGAGGGAACCCAGGCTCCACTGACTGAATTCTGGGGCCAACTATCGGCGCCTTTTCTGGCGGAGTTGTCTCAATTCGGCTGTATGCCCCCCTCTCGACACCGTCGAGCCAGCGCTCGAACTCGTCGAGCTTCGCAGCCCTTGACTCCGGGCCTATGAGGGGATCGAAGATGTTTCCGATCATCGCCTCTGCCACTGCCTTGTCAGGCGCCTGCAAGGCGCCCTGCTCGGCGAGTTTTGCGATGCCAAAGAGCATGCCGCTGCGGGCACTGTCCGCTCGCGCCCCCTCGGGGCCCATTAAGCCAATGGAACCGGCAGCACTCTCGGCGCGACTTGGCTTGAACTGCCTTAGAGCGCTCAGGCCGGTCTTGACTGCTGTCAGGTTAGCCTTTGTGTCAGCGAACTTGCTGCGCTGGTCATTCGGTATCTTCGCCTCGCCAGGCATGATGTTGGTGACACTAACTTTTGTGCTCGCCGGTCCGCTCGGGTCCCACTTCGGACCTCTGCCGAGAAGCTCGCCAGATGAGCTATCGAAGGTGTGAACCTCATTCCCGACCTGAACTGAGTACGTTGAGCGCTTCCCGATTTTCTCTGGCTGTGGACCGTATCCCTCGACCGGCTTGATGGTGCCGCGATTGCCCATCTGCACCAAAACAGGCTTACCGTCGCGCGAGATGGTTTCCAGCTTAAAGCTCTCTTGAGCCGCTGGCTCTGTGCCCTGAAGAGCGTTTGCAATCGCCACGTTAGAACCAAGCTGCGCAGCGTAGGGATTTTGGCTGCCGGAAAGAGCAGCAGCCAGAGCATCCCTGCCCCCTGGGGCCGCTTGACCAACAAGCTTGGCAAGTTCCTGGCGTTGCTCCGTGTCTCTTGTGTCTGCTCTGTTAAGCAAGTAACTACCAAATACTTGCGAACCCGCCCTTGCAAGCGCCTCCCACGGAGAATTGCTTACCTGTCCCTGCGGAGCCTGCATCAGCATCTGAGCAGCAAGCTGTCGCCTGCGATACTCTGGAGACTGCTGAAGATTAAACAGGCTACTTCCGTAATTTTGCATCTATTTGAATTCTCTTCTATAAAGCCTGAAGTGAGCCCTATCGTGGTGCGTCATCTAAACAATCCGCCGTAATCAACCATCGCCATGCCGTCAACTTCATGCACGAAGTGGGGCGCTACCAGCATCACTTCATCCGCCATCACACCACACTCTAAGCGATCGCCGATGCGGTAGAGGTAGATCGGAAGCTCGCCATACGCCGTATCGACGGAACCGGCCATCACCACGTCCGTCTTAAGCCTTCTGTCTGAAAACGCTAGCGCGCCACCAGCTACTGCAGGCGCAGCAGAGGATGCGCCTCCGAACAACCCCGAAAGAAGCGCCGAGCTACCTAGATTGCCGCCAAGTCCAATAAGGCCATTAAGCATCGAATTGCCGCCTGCGGAGTTAGCGGCAGCAGCTTGCGCATTCTGATTCCACATGTTCTGGTACAGGCCGGTGACGTTGGTCGGCTGCTGGTTAACTGGCGAGTAAGCCTGCTGTTGAGGAAGCTGCACTGGCGCAGCGCCAAGAAGCGTAAGAGCTTCGTTCAGCGGCTGCTGGCGCTCCTGCAAGATTTCGGCGATCTGCTGCTGTCGAGATTGCATCTGCCTTGCCTGCTCTTGCGGGGCAAGCTGTACCGCGCCGAGCCTGGCATCATTGATGTTTCTCTCAAGTTGGCGGTTGGCATCGCTCCACGCAGCGCTACCGGAAGTCAGCCCTTGGTTAGCCAGACGCCCTTCGAGGCGCGTCCGGTCAGCCTCAATCTGCGGCGCCATACGCGCCAATGCAGCATCAGTAAGAGCATTGATGTCTCCGCCAGGAACTTCGCCTAGGCCGCTTAAGTCTAGTGGTTTTGATAGCGTCGGCGCGGCGGCGCCAATAAGCGCGTTCGCAATGTCGAGGCCCTGCTGCTGGATTTTGTTGCCGCCGGTGAAGAGAGCCTGAATCTCAGGGCTCAGCTTGATGTCCTGCTGGTACTGAGTCCACTGCTCGCCCGGTAGACCAGTCTGTATCCTCGATGCGCCAGGTGCCGGCGAGTAGCTGACCGTGCCGTATGGGCTCGTGATGAAAGGGTTGCTAAGTCCGAACGAAGACCACGCAGCTTGTCGGTTTGCCATATTCTGCTGATGCGCAGCGGTCTCGACATCGCCAGTCGAGACCTTCGGGATCGATGCGCCTCCGCCCTTGCCGCCTGACATTTCCCCTACCTCTAGCTCACACGACGCTGACGCAGCAGCTTTGACGGATCACTGTATTCGCTTCTCAGTAGTCCGTAAATGATCTTCGGATGCTCGCCTCTGAGCGCACCCTCCTTGACAAACCCAACGCCCTCAGCAAGCCGCATGCTCTTGATGTTGTCATCTCTGATAATGGAGGTTATTCGATTGCAGCCAAGCACGGTAAACGGCATGCCGAGAAGCTCTCGTATATTGCTCCTCGTCGCCCATCGCGGGCTGTCTGATGCAATAGACATCATGATATTGCCTGACCCTCTCTGCCATCCGCTATAGACGACAGCAGCGTACAGCCTGGACCCAGACGCAACGCCGCACGCACGATAATTTCCAAAATCATTGGGCTCGGTCACGTCTGGATCGTCTAGACGCGCAATGAGCCACCGGGCGAAAAACTCATCTGCACCCCAAACGATCATAGCGGGCCGCCCAATTCAATCATAAGGTCAGCGCCGTTCAGTCTGACGGAAACATTCTTTGCCTCAAACTTCACGTGCATTGATAGAACGTGGCCTATGGCGCCAACCCCAGTCCAATTTAGATAGGGCTCGTCTCCACCGGTTCCCCACACGGCAGTATCCCAAAGCCCGGTATCCCACACGTCACTTCCGCCGGCAGATACCGGCGGGATGTCGGTTGGATCGGTATATTCAAAATCAGCATCGAACGCGACCGCTGGCAAGACCGTTCCCTGACTCTCAAGAGCAAGCAAAACCATCGTGGCGTGCTTTACCCTGCCCGGATAGCCAAGGTCGCCATATGCCCCGCGAGATCGCGCGACGATGTTCGCGCCATTATCGGTAAGTCCAGATAGCGCTTTGTAAACAATTCCGCCGCTGCTGCCGAAGTACAGGCTGCCGCCGAAGACAACCATGCTTGTTGCCTTGAAACCATCGAACTTGCACCACGCAGACGTTTGCGTGTTCAGAACGTGCTGAACAGCGTTAGTGCCCTCAGCCGTGGGAACATTAATAAGGAGGAGACTTTCCTCCTTAAAATGCGTAATGCCCCATCCAAAGTTGGTGCTGTAAAGCGATACTACGCTTTTGTGCTCGTTCGCAATTCTGTGATTGACAATGATCCGCTCAGGCTCTTGCAGGCCATACCTCGCGGCCGCCTCAAGGCTAACGACACCAGCAACTGTGTTGATCAGAAGGTCGCCGCCGAATTCTGAGATGCATCGCCTTGCGCCAACTGGCGTGGGGAGATCAAGAATGCTGGCCAGCCCCCAACTGTCAACGAAGTCTGGATCGGTACCTGCGTAAACAACTGCTTGGCCCCTAGAGCTAAGGAACACAGCATAATCGTCTGGCCCATCTCCAGCATCCCTCGACCAACGCCCGAACGCAAGTAGGTGGCCGCCACGACTAAAAAGAGGGCCAAGATCAAGCTTAACAGCAGCACCTGCAACAGCATCAACGGGAAGATACCACGCGTTGGCTGTGTCCTTTTCTATGAACCACACACGCCGCTTGTGGGACATGACGGAGATGAGATTTGCCGCCGTCACCCCGGTGATGGACGGGTTAGCCCACGCCGTACCGTTGTAGTGGTATGGCGCATCTGCCCCGTTGACGATGTACAGATATGACCCTGCGGAATTTGAAAAGTGAGTCCACTGAAACCGGTCACTAGCCAAGCCAGACACAACAGCCGCGCCAACCGCCCCGGCGGAAGTCACATCGAATATGCTTGCGCTTACCGCGGCGAACATCTTCCGAGATGCGAACCCCTCCCATACCATCAAGGAGTCGACGGCCGCTGATGTTAGGCCGGTGGCGTGGCTTGCAAAACCCTTCCTGAACTCGATGCCGCCCTTGGTCGGGATCATGTTTATCAGCGATATTGCGCGATCCTTCGGGATCGCAGTCAGGCGCGATATCGCATCCCATCCTCCGGTAGGAAGTGGGACTTGAACAATCCTGGATTTCTGCGGCATTAGATTTGATCCGGGATAACTGGATCAGGAGGCTGATAGCGCAGAGGCACAGTGCGCCCCATCTTGAGGGTTCTGCGGCCAGTCTCTTGAGCGATCAATGTCTGAAAATATGCCTCAGCCTCCTGATACTCCTCCTCCCAGCTTAGCCGCTTGGCTTTCAAGAAACGCCATGTAAGGCCAAGCTGAATTAGCGTCTCGTCAATCAAGCTTGTGTCTGTGTCTGCAACGAAGCTGCTGGTTTGCGCAGCTCCGCTAACCCAATTCTTGCTTGTGTACTCGTAAGCGATCGTCTCGCCAGCAGCCGGCACCGGGAGAATATCGACCGACGACGTGCTCGCTGGGGTGCGGCGCCACACCGGGTAGATCGACGAGAGCGTGCGAACCTTCAGGACCTGCCATTGACTTGGAGTGAGTGGACCGGTCATAGGCTGCTTGCGCGACCTGTTCCACATGCTGCCATCGACGAACCTATCGAAATCGCTCTCGGTAAACGATGCCTGCGTTTGAGTCGCGGTCGTTGAGAACGTATCTTCCTTTGTCAGGTAATACCACGCGTGCCTTTTGACCTGAACCTGACCGTCAAGATTGACAAGAGCCAGCATTTGCCTGGTGATCTTGGACGTTGACCCGATGACGCTGCCGGAGCGCGGCAGAGACAGCCGGTCCTGAACCGTGTTGACGATCGAGAGTAGGGTCATGCGTTTACATTCACATCAAGCGCAAGAAGCGCTGCGTCTAGATTGCTGATGCGACCATTCAGAAGGTTGATGCACGCCTGCCTAAAGTCCTGCTGTGTGTTGACCGCGTCCGTTTCGGCAACGATCGTTACTGATGCGTCGCCAGAAACCGAGGCCGTCTCGACAACAATGGCCGGAGGATTTGGATTGACTAGCTTGTTGCGAACTCTGATCCAATGCAGCCTGCGGCTTGCTAGATCAGCAGCATGATTAACCTGACTTAGAGCGATTGCCACCGGACTTCTCCGCCTTCAGAGCAGCCAACTGGGCCTTAATGTTCTCCAAATCAGCCGCCATCTCTTCATTCTGCCGTTGCAGATTGGCGGCTGCGATGGCTGCCTTTCCGGCGTCGTTTGCCCCCTCAAGCCACCTTATTGCCTTGCGCTGCAAGTCTCGACCGCCAGGACCAATCTTGGAGACACCGCCATCAGGAAGCGTCGCCAAGTCCTCGACAGATCGAAGGTTCATGTTCTGGCAGTTCCGCAGTTGAGCTGGCGTGATGAGTGGCCACGTCTTTAGGTCGATGCCGTCGGCCACCTCTTCCTTGCCGGCCCTCCATGCCTCATATGCGACAGCTATGTACGGCCAGATGTTCCTGTCCTGCTTAAGGCGCTTGACGCTCTCCGGAATAATGCGAGGGACCTCTCCCTTGTGGTGCATGTTGCACCACTCTTCGTCGCGGAACACAACGCGCCCCGCTTCTGCGGACGCTGATGGGTCCTCAACAGCCTTTACGAAAAACTCAGGCCAGATTGCTGGCTTCTTCCGATCCATCCACTTCTGACGAAGTGCGTCTTCACCACCGATAATCATGTCATTCTGCCCCATTTATGGCCACGCCCCGCCTTAGGGCGTTTACCTTCTACGCCGCTGATCTTACCAGCGTTTTTAGACGCGTAGAAAACTTTCTCGCCCTTCTCATCGCCGTATTCGGACTTCATGGCCTTCATGATCTTCCGGCCCTTAGGGGTCATTGGCATAGCTGCATTTTCTCCCATTCTTCGGAGATGTTATCGTACGTGTCATCAGACCACGTAAGTTTCTGTTTGGCCGTGAACCACGGAAGCTGTTGACCGGATTCAATGCCCATGAAGCATCTGATCCAATCGTCAGACGCTGGCGGATAATCTGGGGGCTGCTGCTTGAAGCTAATGAACGGCATGCCTCCAAAGATGCACAGAGCTTGCGGGCCGTTGTTGGTAAAGAAGTTCATCTCCGCGCCGTTATATAGCGCTGCCCTTGCTGGCACATGCCGGGAGGCAGATGGGAACACCCTAAATCCGTTGATTTCCTCAAACGCTCGCGCAGTGTCGCGAACAAAAACAACATCATACTTTTTGCTGTCGATATCATGCGCGAACTTCAGCCACGCCGGAATGTTGGAATTCCGTTGTGGCCAATGATCGGCCTCGCGGAGCGTGATGGTGATATACGGGCGGTTAGGGATGTTGATGCCATTGGGGATTTGAAGCTTTGGGAACGCTCCGCCGCATGCGAAAGCCTGCACACAATCTCGCATCAGTCCTGTAATTCCGATGTCTTCACCTTCTGCGTCTGAGATCGACGCTCCGTAGAGCCGCGTAAGTGGCTTGATGACTCCTTCGACCATCTGTCTGCGGTTATCGTAATCTCCCGGCAGGCCGTCGTGACGAACGCCAGGAATGAAGTGCACCGCTACGTCGTCATATCCGTGCCCCCTCGCCCACATCATGACGAGGATCAGCCACAACTGGTAGTCCCACGACGAAGCCATGATCCCGAGATCGTAGTTCGTTGTGAATGTGCCGCCTGACACTTTCCTCTCAGAAAGCCTCTGCATGACCCTGGCAACCGTCTGAAGAAGGCCGTCGCCATAGACCCCAATCCACGTGCCCTGCTCGGCAAGCCAGCGGCTGATTTCCTGGAAATCGTAGCTCTGCTTGGCCATCGCTGCCGTGGTGATGAACTTCCGACCGTCTGCGATAATCTCCCCGGCACCTTCTATGCTATTCTCCGGTTGATAGTAAGCGTGCAGCTTCTCGCCTGACAGGGAGCTATCGTATCCGAATAGATGCAGTTCCCTGAAGCCAAGAGCGAAGGCAAGGTGCATGCACCTGAGGCCTACTGTCTGCCCGCCGACGATCAGCAGCGTCTGGCGTTCCTCGACAACGTCTCCGCCATCTCTGCCGGCGTGCCAGAACGTGACATCTTTCTTATTGCGGCCAAGCCAAAGATCGGGATCGACCTGCGATGCCAACAGCAGGTGCGTTTTCTTCGGCAATCCCTCAACGAATCGCTTATTGAACGGCCGCGCATCGAGCACGACCACAAAATCAGGGGTGATACCTTTTGAGACAAGCCAATGCCCCGCGCCGTTCAGAGCGAAAATGACGCCTTCGTTCTGAAGCCCGCGGATGAACGGCAGCCCTTCAACAGCAGACGGACCACCACCGACGAGGATCGCCTTGCCGGCATGAGGCATCGCCGCCTTGAAAAGTGGGCGGCGGGATTGCACCGCCGCCCGGATGTTCGCAGACAAATTCTCGTCTGTTGCGTTGCAAGGCATAGGGAGCCAAATTGGCTCAGTCATTAGACAACAACCCCACTCATCTGCGGATACGAGATTTGGCAGATAACAGTTGACGTTGCCGCTGCTACCGTTGCTGCATTCGCAGCAATGCATCCCCAAATCATCTTCGACGAAGCCGCCGTCGGCATGATGCGACCGGTTGTTGCAGACTGGTAAATCTTGACCTTGCCAGGATTGACGACAACGGCCGTCTTCTTGATGGTTGCAAGGCCGAAGACCTGATACCAGCCGAACTCATTCGCCACGCACGCAGACATTGCCACAGCAACAGGGCGGCCCGTTGCAGCGGTGTCTGGTGTCAGCGTCGTATCGAAGTCAGAATCGCTGTACTCGACAAGCGAGCCGACAACAGTGCTGGCGACGCCCTTTAGGTAGATGAACTCACCTTCCCCAAGGGTTGCGTCGTACCCCTTGACGCGAATGCCAAGGCGGTGCTTCTGGGTTGTGGAATTGGTGGAAATCGGCTGAAAGCCGACGAGGCCACCCTGTCCGGTGATGCTAAATGCCATTGATAGCTCTCCTTTCCTAGGTGTCGACCATCACGCCTTGCAGCGAGCGGTTGCTGCAAACGAGATTGCCCATGAATAGGATCGGAATGATCACGGCATCCTGAGCGGTCGGGATTCGCTCCTCGGCAACCGTCCACTGCGCAGCTTCATGCATCGTGAACTCAAGGAAGTTCAGATTTAGCATGTACATCTTCTTCCCCGTTGTGGAGAAGTTGGAGTTGCTGTCGAAAAGCGCGTCCACGCCAGTATACTTCAGCGTCTTGAAGCCTGTGTTAGCCATATCGGCGTCAGAGTACCGCTGTAATTCCTGCTGCGATGACCAGAAGAAGCTGTAGTAGTCGTGGGACGACACAACAAGGTTTGGCTTGTCAACGCCACGGACACACGACATCCACAGGGTGTTCATCTTTCCGACGATGTTGCCCGCAGACACCGCAGACACGACACTGAACTGGTTTGCCCAGTTGCTGTATGTCGCGCTGTTGATGCCGCCGACGGTGCCTGTGCCATCCGACGTGATGATTGCACCGAGACCGCCGACTTGGTTCGCCAAAGCGCCTGTCGAGTAGATGTCAACCGACATGTTGTTGGCGGCTGTACGCTTGGCGTTGTTGATGCGCGCTTCGATGAGCCTGAAAAGCCGCTCTTCGCCGCTGTTCTTGCGAAGCTCTTCGCCGGACGCGATGACGCAGACAGCCGCATTAACCCACGAGTAGGCTGCGTTTGTCAGGACGTCATCCTGAGAGACGGTCAGCGGGTCAAGACCCGAGAACCGCAGGTATGTGGTGTTTTCAGTGAAGTCCAGCGGGCACTCAATCTGAGTACCGCCGTCTAGGGTTGTGATCTTACCTCGCTTTTTGAGGTACGTTAGTAGAGCGTTGTTTTCGCTTACGTTATCAGCAATCTCGCCTTTCCGGTTGAAAAGGGTAGAGATTGTGATTTCGGTAAACGACGTGTTTGGATTTGCCATGCCTCAATCACCGTGATGCAGCGCGCTCCTTCACATGCTGTGCAGCACGACGAATTTCGTCCTTGAGCGTTTTGGGCTCTTCCTCAACGTGCGTTTGCCCGTTCGATCGAACATTCAGAGACGATGCCTTTCTGGCCTTCGCGACCTTCTCTGCGGCTTTCTCTGCAAGGATTTTCTGACGCACATCTGGATTTACCCAAATGGCTTGCTCGTACGCATCTTTCATGGTGAGGTTCTGGTTCGCAATGATGAGTTGCCCCATCGTTTGGCGGACCTCCTCTGCGTACTTGTTCGCCGGATCGCTCATGAAGGAGCGAACCTGCTCTGCCGCCGATGCCTCTTCGGCCTGACGGCGGGAATTCTCGACATTCGCCATGCGTGCAGCAAGCTCTGAATAGCGCTGCGCATATGGATCATCGTTCGACGCTTGACCAGACTGCGCCTGGGCCTGCGCCAGTGAAGTGAGATCGACTCCATACTGGCCAGCAAGCCATTTCAGCGTCTCGACAGGGTTCTGGATGAGAGATTGGTTGACCGCGACAAGTTGCGCAACATAGCGGTCCGACGAAACCCCATTCATCTCCAACTGCTGCCGGATTGGCTGCAAAGCTTGATCAATGGCCTTGTATGTGCTCTCGCGCTGGAAACGCTGCGTAGTCTCCTTGGCGATGTCTTTTTCCCTCTTGCTAAGCTCCCTACGGACCTCAGGGGGAAGTTTCGCCCAAGCGGCTTTTACGCTCGCGCCCCACGATGACGGAGCCGGGTCGAGATCGCCTTGCGATTGCTCGGCTGCAGGCTCGTCAATCTCTGTCGTATCCTCTACGGCCTCTTCGGGAGCGCTGTCCTCTTGCGCTTCAACCTCAGGAACCGCTTCAACCTCAGGAACCTCTTCGGCCTCGACGCCATTCACTTCAGCGGCGGCTGCTTTGATGGCATCGTAAAGTTTGGTCATCGCCTGCCCCTAAACGCCCGCTTGCACTCGTCTGGCCAGTCTGTGAGCACTCTTTCACCGACACGCTCACTCCTGTCTCGTTCGTAATCCTTTGCGTAATCTGGATCGTAGTCCGGGTGACCGGGAGTTTCGACTAAACGGCCATCCGAAACATTGCCGATGTCGCGCGCATCGATGCAGTTGTTGCGCTTCAGGTCTTCCCTGCGCGCGGCTCGTCCCTCGACGTATCCTGTTCCGCACGGGCTAAGGTAACCGGGGAGATCATTCCAAACAACTGGGGCGGGGGAGGCATTGACCCCAGAAAATGGAAGCTTCTCAACCCAGTTACCTTGCTCGCGGGACCAAATGTAACGACGCTTCATCTCACATCAACGCAGCTAGCACAACCGCAATGGCATTTTCGTCATCATGCTGAAAGATTGCGCCGGATTTGTCCACCCTTTTTGTGGTCTTGGATTTCTCGGGCAGGTAATGCTCTTCCTTGCGATACTCCCACGCGCTACCACCGTGTGCTGTGCCTGGCCCCGACTCTGCAGCAGGCGGCTCGACGGGAGGTTCTGCGCCAGTGAAGTCGAAGCGGTACATCCGCAGGATATGCGGGCCGTCCTCAGCGGCAAAGGCCGCAGGCGCATCCAACCAAAGAACTCCGATGGCTGAAGCCGCCTGTGGGATCGATAGTGCCATTGTTCGTGTGTAGTCCTAATTAAGCAAGTTCTGGCCGAGTAAATGTGGTGCCGTCATCGGTAACTGTCCTGGTCCCGATATTTGTCGTCCCGTCGTCTTGCTTCAGCGTCTCGACACCGGTAGTGCGGTTTAGAGTCTTGAGGTTGCGAAGCTCTGCCAGGATGTAGCCAAGCGTCACCTCTATGCTGGCGTTAGCCGCAGGGACAGATGTGCAAGCCGCGACTGCCTTAGCGCCGACGGCATTCGCAATCTCCGTCCCAAGGTCGGCAGCGGCAGCGGCCGCCGTCATGACGTTGGCAGCCATCGCACCGACACTGGCATCGATGCGACCTCCCACCAGCGCGGCCGGCAAGCGAGCTTGGATGTCAGAAATCTCGGTATCGACGAAGTTATCGACGGCATCGACGCTTGCCTGCGACGCTCTGCTTGAGACAGTCGTGTCGAGATTGGTTTTGGCGAGACCCCAGATGGTCGATGCGTCCGCCGCTGGATCACCAATCGCTTGGCCGAATGTGCCCTGCGTCTGATGAGCAGTGGCGTCTTCGTCCCATACGGCATCTGCAATCGTCACATTGGTCAGTCCTGTAACGCTACCAACGGCGCCCGTAACCGATCCGACAGAACCAGTCAGGTTGCCTGTGAAGGTGGTCGTCAGCGACGTCGTGACCGTAGTCGCGGCGTTCGTGCCCGCGATGAATAGACCGTTTGTCGCGCCAGCAACAGCGTCTGGCGTGCGCTGAATTAGGGAGTTTGTGGCGGCGAGCGGATCACCGATCGCCTTGCCGAAGGTTCCTGCCGTCTGGTGCGCAGTGGCGTCGACATCCCACACCGAGTCTGGGAAAACCAACACCGCATCCTTTGGCAGCAGGATATCGAAGGTGTCGTTGTTATCTGGCGCTACGTTCCAGTCTGGCGAAACGGTGCATGTCTGCGTCGATCCGACATAATCTGTAATACGGCGCACCTCGATCAGTGTGTCGATCGTCGCCTTGCAGATCATGCCGTTGTAGTAGTCATTAATGGCGGATGCGGACGCATCGAGCACTATGGTGCTCGTCGAGACACCACCTGATGCGCTTGTCCCCGATCGCACCGAAGCTAGCACCTGAGGATAAAGAACAGCGATAGCTGTTTTCATGCCTGCTGTCGCGCTCTTCCCGTATACCACTGCGCAGTTTGTGGTTAGCTCGGTAGACGTCAAACTCAGGTAATACGCGCCTGTTCCAGTAGCAATTTCCGTGCTTTCATTGGTGCAATCGGCCGCCGTGTCACCATTCTTGCTTATCTCGGCATCCGGAGTTGACGCGCCGGTAACAAGGTCTCCGTCAGCATCTCTAAATGGAAATACGATCGTATACGGACACCCGTAAATCGGGTAGTCAGTGGCGTTGTTGCGAAAGGCGGTGGCTTCAGCCATTACTTAAGAGCCAGTATCTTGGAGATTTCGATCATCCATCTAGCGATGGCATAATCTTCAACAGCCGTGAAGTGGGTCTCCCCCTTAGCCACACGCTCAACCCTTTCCATGCTGACCGGCATGGGCAGCGTCGTCGTGTCGCCGTCAGTCGTAAATACGGCAAAATCGAATTTCATCATCCAACCCTATCGATAAATTCCAGCGTCGAGGCCGAACGCACCGCAGAGCGGCAGTTGGTGATGAAGGTGTTGATCGTTGTGCCCTGACCAACCGCAAGGCCAAACTTCTGCTCGATCTGAGTGAAGTCGGCGCCGTTGTTCAGGTGGTCCATGATGCCGCGGAGTTTGTCGGCACGCTCGATAACTTCGCGGAGCACATCCTTAAAGCGGATAAGATCGGTCGCGAACTTCGCCGTCGTGGTGCTGGTGTCTATTGTGATGAAGTCGATGGCCATCGTGTGCTTTTCCCTTTACAAACAGAAGGAGACACTATCACCGGAGAACGTCGCCTGGCCCAATACGTGTATTGGGGAGCCTCCTGCTGCCGCAGCTTCTTTTATCTCATATCCGTGGCAAATCCACGGTCCTGATGTGCTGCCGACAGTTGTCCACGTCGAGCCACCGATAGTCGCCGCCGTGGGCGTCGCGTGGTCGACCAGGAAGATGGTAGGCCGGCTCGTGAAGTAACTGAAGCGGTCTGTCCACGTCGCATCGCTCACAATGTGGTCTGCTGGAGAGCCGCTGTCATGGCAGATGAAGTTTACCGCCAGCGAGCCATTGTTGGCGACCACCACATCGCTATCGGCGATGATGGCGCTATTTCCTGAGCCTGAGGAATGAGATATAAGCCCGCCGTCGTTGCCCGTGAAGCGATGGATAGCCGCGTTGTGACCAACCGTCGATTGGCCGCTGCCTACGGTCCACGTGAAAGTGGCGCCATCTTCCGTGCCATCTACGGTGTCTTTGTTGTAGATCAGCAGGCGGGTGCTGTTCTGCGTCGCAGAATGCACCAAAGTCCACCCAGACGGTGGAGTGTATGTCGCTGAAAGCTGCGTCGCGTTATTCTGGTGCGCTATCTGGCAGATTAGCAGATCGCCGCTGTTGACGGTCGCTGGCGCAGTAGGGGCGAGATTGACATCGCCCGCTACGTCAGACACCGTTCCGGTGCTGTCGAAGACGACCGCCATCAGTTCACCCTGATCTTGGACTGCCCGCCGGTGACCTTGCCGCTTTCATCGCGGGTGATGGTGACCGAACGCGGTGCCGTGACGGCCGCCGCAACCTGCTGCGTCGATTTAGCTAGCTTCGTGATAGCCTCGAATTGCTGTTGCGAAAGCATAGTTTGATTGTGCACGGCTGCCGTAAGCTGAGCATCGCTCTTGGCGGATAGCTGACCAAGCGCAGCGGCAAGCTGGCCGAAGGCGTCTGAGATTATCTGCCCTATGGCTGCAGTTCCATCTGACTGCCGTTGAGAGAGTGCGTCCTGTCCTTGAGCCAGCATCATCATAGCTTGCTTCATCATTTCCATGTTCGGGTCCATGAAAGGCTGGCCGGTCATGGCGCTCTCGTCCATCTGCATCTTGCGAGCGTTTAGGCGATGATCTGCTGCGGTACGTTGCTCCTCAAGGGCGAGCCTCCTATCCTCGCGAGCGATCTCAGCCTGAGTTTTTGCGCCCTCCAACTGAAGGCGCTGCGTCTCGCGCTGGTGTTCGAGCATCATGCGCTCTTTGTCGTTCTGTGCGCTCATCTCCGCTTCCTGCCGTGCCGTATCTGGCTGTTGGGACGCCTGCTGCTGTTGGGACTGCTCCTCATTTCTTGCGGCTATCTCGTCGAAGACCAACTCAGCTTGTCTGCCTAGCCTGAACGGTGCCGTAAACGCTGATAGGAGGCGTGTTGCCTCAGCGCCAGTCATCATGCCTGCCTGCACCGCTGGTCCGATCGCCTGAGTGAATCCAGCCATGCCTTGGATCAGTTGGCCTACGTTTTCCCTCGCATCGCTGAGATCTGCCTGCACTGTGCTGTCAGTCTCGATGTCGATGCGCCACAGCCGCATCTGGTCGGACGACAGCAAAGCCGAGACTTCGGGCGTCACCATCACACCGGTCGCAGCGCTCATAATTTCCGGGGTCCAGTGCTCGGCGATAAGCTCAGCCTTGACGCGAAGAATCTCCCTGATGAGCTTTGCGGTGTTTCTCTGCTTTTCGGCGAGACGTCCCGTAGCGTTCTGCGCCTTGATGCGCTGAGCGCCAAGAGTTTCGTTCGGGTCCGTCGTGCCGCGGATGATGTCTGAGAGACCGGTGATTTCATAGATAGTCTGCTTGACCTGCTCGCGTTGCACGTACAGCCCGGACAGCACCTCGGCGATGCGCTCGACAGGCCAAAACCAGATGAATTTGCTCAAGTCTGCTGTCGGATCGACCGGTGTGACTGGCACAAGGTCGCCATCTTCGGCATTTTCCAGCATCTCACCGATGTTGAGCGGCAGCGACTGCACGCCCTTGAATCGTAGCGCTGAGACAAGGACCCTGATGCGGGAGGTGATCTGCTGAAGCTCTTCAGCTTGGTCCTCATAGAGCCGGTAGTCGGAGAGCGGGATTAGGCTGTCGGGCTCGCGATCGGCATAAATTGGTCGAGGACACGGATAGAACTCCGCCAATCCGAGCGGATCGCTCTCGATCTTCAGCGGCGCCATGCGCCAACTGTCTGCGATGAAGAGAACTTCCTTCTTGCGGCGATCCCAAATCTCATAGACGAGTGCGCGCTTGAAGACGTCGCGCTCTTCTTGGTTCTTTTTCCCCCAACCGCCCGGCTCCTCCGTGCTTGCCGAGTAGTTAAGCTTTACCTTGTCGCCATTTTTGGGGGAAAGCTCGCGGATTTGCTCGCGATCGAGGTAGTGAGAGAAAGCCAGCCAGTTGACCCTCTGCCAATCCTTTTCAGGCTGATGCAGGAAGTCCTTGTACGGCACGCGCTCGGCCTTGCATTCGTACCAAACAGGCTCGCCGGCTTCGTCCATCGTCGGCTCGTGCCTGATGCGCACCACGCCTCGACCGCCCAGTAGCATGTCCATGACGGCATCTTCGATCGCTACGTCGAAAGACCAGTTGTCGAGGCTGATCGAGATCGCCCGGCTTAGGACGTTCGCCGCATCCCTCTCTACAGGATTGCCAGGACCGCCATACCTGCGCCTAATATCTGGGATGGGAGGCGAGTTGTAGACCGCTTGGCGCTGAAGATTTACATTCGAAGACATAATCGGGAACTGGCTGCCGTTCCGCTTGCGATCGGCGTCATCGCGGTACTTTGCAACGATCCTGTCCGCCTCTTTCCACCACGGCCTGAACACGCGCTTGGCGTTCTCGATCTCGGCCATCCAATATCGGACGGTCGCCCTATCGTCGCCGCCGATATCTTCCCTTGTGTCAACAGAGGCGACCTGATCAGGCACTATTTTGGCTTCCTATCCGAACGGCGTGGGCTTCCCAGCGGTCAACGACATGCCCACAACAACAGGGGCACACACCGTTCATTAGCGTATATCCGATCCAATCGCAATTGTCGCCAAGGCAGACGTACCGCACCCCAATGAGCTTATCCATCTCTGCTGAGATTTCCAGGCTTGCGAAAGGGTCTTGCATCATTTTATGACACTCCAAGCAAACGCCACAACCAAGCCAATGACTGCAAGCGCACTCAAAAGTGAGACAACGCAGCCTAGGATGCGAAATAATGGTTTTCTTGTGCGCATTTTCTTACGGTAGGGTTGGCAGGTCCATTTCGGATGCATACTTCCGCGCCGCTGTGAGAGCAGCAAGGTACGAGACGGGGCCGGCAATCTGCTTTGATCGCACCCATTTCGGGTGGTACTTGCCTGTCTGTGCGTGGCTTTCAAGCGCGAAGACGTAGCAGTCATCTTCGTCAGTGTGCCCCTCGACCTCGATCCCAAGAGTTTGAGCTTTGTTCACCGCAATGTGCCACCTGAGGGTTGATCTTATAAAGTCCATCTCTCGGTTCCTCTACGGCAGGCGTGGAAGGTCCATCTTCGCGCACCACTTGCGCGCCTCGATAAGAGCAGTGAAGTACGAGACTGGGCCTGCAAGGCGCTTGAAGCGGACCCACGTCCAAGATTTAGAGCGTGGATGCTTGCGCTTTTCGATCGCGAAGACGTAGCAGTTCTCATCTCCGCAGTCTCCGGTAACCTCGATCGCATGGCGATCGGCAGCGTTAAGCTGCCTTGCCGGGATTGGCCTTGATCTTCTTGCTTCGACGAAGCTTATAACGTTTTCCATCACAGTAACTCGTCTCGTGTCGTGTCATGAGGTGATTGGAAGCGCTGTTACATTGTAATATCAATAACTCTGCCGTATGGCAGGACGTCGCAGGCTGCGACATCTTCGATCTTTTTCACGTTCTTGATGGTTGCCAGGGCCTCGATTGCTCCGAAAAGGCTGCGCCTTGCGTTAAGCGCTAAGAGCGCGCTGTCATCGATGCCTCTCTCCGACTCAACCTGCAGGCAGATGCGATTGTTGGCGTTAATTGCTGCCATGCGGATTTTCCTTAGAGCGCGGTCAGAGATGCCTATGATATCACTCATGTTCGTGCGCTTAAGCCCCACATTGAACACTGATACAAATCTGATGCCTTCCTCTTCGATGAGAGCGGTTAGCGCCTTTTTCATCACGTAGCGGCGCTTACGAACATCCGCGCCTATCTTCCGGCTCATGTCGTCGAACCCTACAACATCACCGACTTGCGCGGTCCGCAGAAGTTCGGCGAGGCTAGCAGATTGGGTGTCTAATTGTGACGTTCGTTCCATTTCGAATTCTCCTCATAAAAGATGCACCATTTTTATCACTTGACATTCTCATCCGCAACTGTTTTTTTTGTGGGCACAAAAACTCAATCGGCACATCACATCACGACACAACACTGCACGACACAACACACTGAAAATGGAGCAAACTCATGAAAACAGCCACAGCATCCCTTTTAGGAACTTCCCCGTACGCGGGGAGCAGAAACCACGAAACCCCTCATCTGCCTAAGGAGACGGCCGAAAGCTATGAGGAGCGCACATGGAGAGATCGCTGCCATTGCACCGCTGATGGCCACGTCTTCATCCCGCCGATGGCGTTTAAGTTTTCCATCGCGTCTGCCGCCAAGCAACTTAGCATTCAAATTCCCGGCAGGGGTAAGGCGACGTACACCAAGTTTTTCGAGAACGGAGTGCAGGTTCTTGAAGGGCCGGTTCTAGACGCGACGAGAGACACCGTACGCAGGCAGCGCGTGTTCGCCAATTCAGACGGTCGTCGAGGCAGCGGCAAGAGGGTGTGGCGGTTCTTTCCGACAGTTGACCAGTGGAGGGGGGTTGTTAGTTATCACATCCTTGCTGGCGAGATCACAGATGAGATTTTCGAACGAGTCCTGCTGCAATCGGGTGTCTTCGTCGGTGTTGGTCAGTTCCGGCCGGAGAACGGCGGCACGAATGGAAGATTTGCTGTTGAAAAGATAGTGTGGTCTAAGTAATCACAAGAAACATCACTGCACGACACATAACGGCACTTCACTGCACGACACTGCACAGCAAGGGCCACCTACGTGGCCCTTTTTGCTGCCCTGATGCGCTTGTCAAGGATTTGCTTCATGTCTATGATGGCGCCGCCGTGCATTGGTTCTATTATTGGCCTCGTTGGTCGAGCCCCTCTCGGCTGTTCTGCCGGCAGAACGTGGTCGAGGAGTTGTCCGATCAGGCCGATAGCGTCCGCCTGATCATCGTGTAAGCCTGCCCAGCAGTGGAGAAGCTCGCTCTCGAAAGCGGGATACCACTGCTCTGACTTCGGGCAGTAAAGCCCCCTAACCGCCATCCGGCCGCGCATGCTCTGCGCTCTGACTGCCTTGTCTGCCCTTGATGCGAATGATCTACGGAACGTCGTCGTGTTCGTTTCGATCATCCTACGACGGATCAGCGGTCCTACAGCGCTTGTGATCTGCCCGCTCTCCTCAGCCCATTCGAGCGGGCGCCATCTTCCGAGCATCTCGACCAGCGCCTCTACCCACTGGTCGCTGGTAGTCCTGTCTCGCCAAAGGTCCATGAGATACATGTCGCCTATTGGGTCAACCCCGACAACGACGTGAACGGTGTAGTCACCGCCGTTGTCTGTGACCGCGTAGTCGCTGGCGCCGTAGCAGCGAAGGTGCTTTGGGGGATCGCTGTAGGCTCTGAGCCAGTCCTTCCGCCAGTAGTCACCCTCGTCCGGGGTTGGATTCAGTTGGTATAGGCTGTTCCACGTTCGGCTGTCTATGAAGGGACGCCGGGCCTCGATCTCAGCGGCGTATCCATAGGAATCATCCCCCCACAGCCATTCTCCGGCTTCCCTGTTGAGATGATCGCCATCCCCGGTACTTTGCGCCGGCATTGCCACCACATGCCATCCTTGGCCTTCTCTAGCCCTCAGGCGGCCCACAAGGTCATCTTCGTGCCATGGAGTTTGGATGATCACAACCCACGCGTCTGGTTTGAGGCGGGTCATCAACTCGTCCTGCCACCATTGCCATAGCTTCTCGCGCTGAGTATCGCTGTCCGCCTGCTCGCGGCTCTTGATCGGGTCGTCGATGAGCACACCATCGGCCCTGAATCCAGTGATCGCACCACCAACGCCAACGGCTCGGTACTGACCGCCCAAATTCGTCTGCCATAGCTCTTCTGCCTCTCGTGTCAGGTGGTAACCCAGTATGCGCTCGTGCTCGCGGATGCGGCCTCGAACGCGCCGGCTGAACGCTTGGGCGAGATCGGAGGTGTTGGAGGCGCTTATCAGGCTGGCATCGGGGTGTCTGGACAGATACCAGCCTGGGAACAGGTCGCTGCTGTAGGTGCTTTTGCCGCTGCCAGGCGGCAGCAAGAGGATAAGGCGCTTCGACGTTCCGTCTGCAACATCTTGTAATGCTTTGATTATTTCAATGTGGTGGCGTGCTGGCTGTTGACCGTAAGTAGTCTGTAGGACGTAGCGGCACCACGCCTCGAATGATTCTCTGAGGCCGATGCGGAACTCGATCTCCCTGGCTACCTCGTTATGAAGTTCAGTGTCCACAGAAGTGTTCCAAAAGCCTCAGCTTTCTGTACGGCAAAAGAGGCGATGATAAGTCGTTGAAATGGCTCAATTCATTCCCGCGATTTTCTGACAGGATTTCTGTACGCCTAGTTTGTCCTCATTTTGCTCCGTTTAGCCTCAGAAGCTGCTGAGCCAAATCGCCAAGCTCATTGTCGGTTAGAAGCTTGGGTTCTGCGCCGGCAGCGATCCTCGGAGCCAAGCCGTAGACACGCTCGATGATCTCTAGGGCCCTGAGGGCGTCTCGGATGTTTGGGCGCATTTTGATGTCTGCTGACGGCAAATCGCCTATTGCAGTTAGGTAACACCTGTGTGCTTGGCGCCTCAGCCAACGCACATCTGGCTCTCCGTAAGCCTGCTCATCAGGCACAAAGCGAACCAAGCTTCTAGGGTTTGTTGGGTTAACCATCCACTTATCCACCGATTTCATCATCAAACTGTACACCAGCGGTAGAATATCTCATATCGCCACGATAGAATGACACCGTCCGTGGGAGAGAAAGAGTCGTTCTATGAGATAAATGTCATTCTATGGGAAAGGGGGGTACTGGGACAAAAGTGCTTAGAGAGAATAAATAATATTAACAAGTACATACACCTTACCTTTCTACGCGCGAGGCTGTATGTACAAATATGTAGTTTTCTCATAGAATGACACTTTCTTTCTCCCACGCTAAATGTCATTCTATGGCTCCCGGCCTTTTTTCGCTCCCAATTTCCACCACCATTCGCCTGTGTCCCCAAAGCCACGCCTTTTAGAGTGCGCAAATCCATCGTCGCTCATGCGTCGCATCGCCTGGCTGATCGCATCTGCCCTGTACCCAAGTCCCTGACCTTCCTGCTGAGCGATGCTGGCCTGAACTTCTATTTTCTCCAGCAGGAAGCCCTCCAGCCACTTAGCGGCCGATTTCTTCGCAGCTTGGCTCTGAGCGATGCTGGCTTCGTCGAGGGTTTTCCCTGTTGTCCCTAGCCATTCCGGCCTTATCGACCCCCTCAATGGGCCCTCGTATTTCACCACAAACCTTAGGCCATCAGGCTTGATGCCTATGTTGCCTTTGTCTGGGAAGAGCAAGCGATCTGGGTTCTTCTCGTCCTCAGAATGCTTGTCCTTTATCAGGTAGTGGGCCACTCTAGGCAGGTTGGTCCACGCCACCGACCCAAGCACTCTGTATCTCGGGGAACTGTCGGTTTTCTTGTTGGGATGGGCTATGCCCAGCAGACAGCACCCTACCTTCTCAGCAGCTTCAAGCCATGGGTACATGATCGTTCGAACGTACTTGTTGCTGTTCTCAGCCGCCTCTGGGGCGTCCTCGGGCAGGAGGCAGCCAACAGGAGACACCACGGCCATTGTAAAGCCAGACAGCACGCGCTCGGGGTCGTCTGGCAAGTCACGTGCCTTGGCAAGCCTCACCATGCCTGCCGGGGCCCCGCAGGCATCTAGGCGTGGCGTTACCTCAGAAGCAAAGCTTTCTTCTCCGCCGTCAATGTACAGAACCTTGCCGCCCGAACACGGAGTGCCATCTGGCCACTTGCCAGCCTTGGCCAAACGAGCAGATAAATCTGCGGCCACCAAGCTCTTCCCTACCTCGCCATCGCCTGTGATCAGGACAAATCTGCCCTTTGGCAACCATCCTTCCCACAGCCACTCGATGTCCTCGCGCTCCACCTTCTCAGATGCAACGCTCCAACTTTCGATCGTCCCATTCAAGGGCCATGCCTTGAGGCGCAGCGCATCAAGAGCGGATCGGCCGGCCGATATGAGCTTGTAAGCAGAGAGGGAGCCTTCACCATCGTAGGCGCCATCAACGATGGCTTCGCCACACGAGATCAAATCACGCCTGATGGCAAGATCGATCAGCAGCTTGGCGTATTCGCTTGCGTTGATGGGAAGGCAGGCGTGGTCGAGGAGATGGCTAAGGTATTTCTTTCCCTCGACGAGCGACATAGACGGCTCTCTCTCGGCCCAGTCAGACAGATAAACGATGTCAACTGATCCGGATGCGTCGCAGATAACGCGATAGAGAGCTGCGTGCTCAGCCAGCACGAAGTGCTCAGGCAGCAGCTTGCCGGCTACCTTTTCAAATGTCTTTGAGTTGAGGAGGAGAGCGCCAAGAACCGCAATCTCAGCTTCAACGCTATGCGGGATGCGCCTTTGGAGGCCGAAAATTGGAGAGTTGATCTCAGAAGAGTCTTCTGACATACTTCAGTAGCTCCATCAGTACCAATGACAAACTAAAGCGGAGGCATCCACCACAATGCCTCCGCTTTTTTGCAATTACGAACGATGATGCCCTAAAGAAGCCTTACATTTATCGGAATTCCCGCATCAATTAACGCCATCTCCATGTCCTCTACAGATCGCACGACATGCACATGATGGCCTGAGACAGCAAACCTCTCAAACATCGCCGCCTGAACCTCGCTTATCCTCCCCTTTGGACCTTTTGTTTCAAACCAATACGCCCTGCCACCCCAAAGGACACATCGATCCGGCACTCCTGCCGTGTAGCCTGCTGCCTTCAGACGGGCAAGCTCGCCCACCGATAGCTTATACCCGCCGTTTGGAATATGAAATGAAACTGCTTCGCGCGGCAACGCAAAGCGCAGATAAGCAGTCAGCGCCTTCTCGACGTCACTTTCTTTCGATTTCATAGAAATCCCCGGGCTGGACCTCGCCAGCAGTTTCGCGGTAAATCTCAACCATCTTCCGTGGCCACGGAACGCGACTGCCATTTTCCCATCGCCTGATCGTCTCCGAAGAGACACCCAACAGCGCGCCAAGCTCAGCGCGCGTCAAGCCACGCTGAACCCTCCACTCAAGAAGCTTGCTCATTGCGCCTCAATACGGAGTCCTTCGGCGGAAAGCAACCAAAATTGTGCTTGACCGCCAACCAAAACTGTGCGCATATCTCCACCTGTGCCATAGAACTCACCAGCCCCGGCGGCGACCTCCCCCCAAAAATCCCCAAAACTGCCGCCGGGGTCTTTTCGGGAGAAGCGATGTGGAGGACGAGATTGAGACAGTCACGATTGACATCGAGCGCATAAACAATCTGGTCATGAAGTGCGCGCAATTGTGCGGAATGGACATCGACGACAAAGCGTTCATTGATGGGATTTCTGAGGCAAGCATGTTTTGGAGGCAAAAATGAGCGTCAATAGGCTGGAAAAAGATGGGAAAGTTGCCGTCCTTTACTCACCAGAATACGGAGCCGGATGGTCCTCTTGGAACGATGAGCCAGAATTTTACGGCCTTATCTTCGATCGCGAGATCGCTGAAAAGGTTTTGGCAGGCGACAGAGATGGGGCTGCCGATGTAGCAGAAAGGAAGTATCCAGGAGTTTTAGTGCTCGGGGCTAGAGACCTAGAGGTTGAGTGGTTGCCTATCGGAACGCGTTTTGAAATTTCTGAGTATGACGGATATGAAACAGTAGTAGTAATCACTCATGATTATGGATTTATAGCATGAACCACATCTTAAGACACGCCGTCGAGCGCTCAATAGCATTGAACAGGATGACTTGGATCGTATCGACGCCCAAAGGATGGAAAATTCGCCTAGCATCAGGCAAAACAGGGAGGTTACTGGCATGGGTATCTGGAAACGCCGTATTCAAGGTTTGAGACTTTACTGGCTCGCAAAGGGCTCGTCTCCGGCGCTAATCGCGTCGTGGACTGGCACAAAGAGGAGGTACACGAGGGTGTGGCGCATCATGATAAGTCGGCCGATTTGCATCGCCCTAGCATCAGGCATCGCCGTATCGGCCTGCGCGTCAGCGCAATCCAGCGCCTACGGCGGAGACGAGCCTATGTGGCAGGCGGATGAGCCAATCGTGCAGTCTAGCGACTACCGCTGTTTCGATAGCTTCTGCATAGACATTGAGACACTGGCTTGCGACAGCGGTATCTGCGTGTGGCGCGGGATGACAAACGAAGGCAAGCAATTCTCTACTGTTGTTCAGTGCAAGAAGAGCCTTTACACGACGGCCTTCGAGCGCGGCAACACGTACACGTCGAGGTTTCAAGAGAAAAGCATAGCAAGCGCTATCTGCGATATCGCGGGAGAAAGATAGATGACCGATCTCATCGGCGCAAATATGGCGAAAGCTTCTCTAGTATACGCCAAACTCGCGGGTGCCTCCCTAGTTAGAACAAACCTGCGTTTCGCCACTCTCACTGGGGCGATTTTGACGAACTCAACCCGATCTGGCGCTTTTCTCTCAGGCACTTCCTTCGACTTGGCTGACACCTCTTGGGGTAGCGTGCATCGCCGTATCGGCCTGCACGTCAGCGCAGCCCAGCGCAAACTGCGGAGACGAGCCTATGTGGCGGGTGGATGGGCCAATCGTGCAATCTAGCGACTACCGTAATGGATAAAGATAGATGACTGATATCGACATCGAAAAAACCCTTGAGCTTCATGGGCTGTGGGCTTATGGCAGCGGCTGCGGCGAGAAGGCCAATCTCATCCGTGCCTCTCTAAAGGATGCCAATCTCAGCGGAGCGAACCTCAAAGGTGCCTCTCTAAGGGAGGCCAATCTCAGCGGCGCAAATTTTGACGGCGCAAATCTTGAGTACGTCGATCTCATCGGCGCAAATATGGCGAAAGCTTCTCTAGTATACACCAAACTCACTGGTGCCTCCCTAGTTAGAACAAACCTGCGTTTTGCTACTCTCACCGGGGCAATTTTGACTAACGCAAACCTATCTGGCGCTTTTCTCTCAATCACTTCTTTCGACTTGGCTGACCTCTCTTGGGCAAACATTAGCGGGGCAAGTATCAGTTGGGCTTCCCTAATTGGAGCCAATCTCACCGGTGCGAACCTCTCCTCATCCGATCTCTCCGAAGCCTTTCTAAACGCCGCAAACCTCACATACGCAAACCTATTAGCGGCAAATCTCAGCGGGGCTAATTTCACTGGCGCTAAACTCGTCGATGCCTCTCTCAGAGGAGCGAACCTTACCGACTCCATTCTCATTGGCGCTGATCTGCGTGAAGCTGATCTGCGTGATTCTGATCTGCGTGGGGCCGATCTGCGTGGGGCCAATCTGGGTGATGCTGACCTGCGTGATGCTGATATGTGTGGGGCCGATCTGTGCGGGGCCAATCTCAGCGGAGCGCACATCTGTGATGCTAATTTTAGTGGGGCAATTATCCGCCTAGCCTATCAACGCGACGCTGATCCAAAAGACGCTGACTTAACTAAGTCAGAAACCTCCGGTAATGGTGAAGAGAAATGATGCCTGGCCTATACAGCGTCCCGTACGAAGAATACGCTTCGTGGAATGCCGTCAGGGCAAGCGCTCTCAACATCCTGATAAATCGGTCACTTGCCCACGTAAAGCACGAGGAACTCTCGCCCGCAGAGAACACCGCAGCGCAAGAGCTTGGAATAGCATTCCACGCGGCAATCCTTGAGCCAGAATTCTTCAAGAGTGAGTACGTTGTCGCACCAAAGATCGACCGCAGAACCCGCTCAGGAAAGGAGGAGTGGGCGGCGTTCGTCGAGAAGAGCGCAGGCAAGACGCCAATCTCAGCGGAAGACCATCTCTCGGCAACGCGCGCAGTTGAGGCGATGCGCGGCGTAAGGGATGTTGCAGAATTGCTGTCATCGTCTGTTGCGGTTGAGACTTCAGCGGTGTGGACAGACGATGTAACCGGAATAATGTGCAAGGCTCGCATAGACCTGCTGACTGTATTCGCAGGGATGACGTACATAGTAGATTTGAAATCAACTCAGGATGCGTCAAAGAACTCATTCCAGAGACAGATGACCAACTATGGGTACTACAGGCAGCTTGCATTTTATCGCTGGGGCTTGGACTGCATAGCTCATGCTAATAGGCGCTGCGCAATCATTGCGGTTGAGAAGAATGCTCCGTGGTGTTCAGCGGCATACGAGCTTGATGAGAGCGCTCTCGACGTCGGTATGGCGGAGATGCGGGATGCTCTCAACAAATACGCTGATGCGGTTAACACTCAAACATGGCCTGGATACGGGCATGACATCTCAGTGATTGGATTGCCAGCTTGGAGGGATAAAGCAGTTGACTAACGAGATCACACGGTTCACCGGCCAGGGGGTGCAGCTAAGCACCTTCGACGACGCCGTGCGCTTTGCCAAAGCGGTTTACGACAGCGGCATGGCGCCGAAGGGCTTTAACAACGCGCAGGCAGTCTTGGTGGCGATGCAATCTGGCATGGAGCTTGGCCTTTCTCCAATGCGAGCGATCCAAAGCGTGGCTGTCGTCAACGGCAGGGCAGCGCTATGGGGTGACGCGATGCTGGCGATTGCCAAATCTTCAGGCCTCGTCGAGAGCGTTATCGAAACCTCCGGCGACACGTCTGCGACTTGCGTCGTTAGGTTACGCGACGGGGAGATGGTTTCTAGGACCTTCTCGATCGATGACGCAAAGACGGCAGGCCTATGGAACAAGACGGGGCCGTGGACGCAGTACCCGAAGCGGATGCTACAGATGCGCGCCAGGTCCTTCGCCCTGCGTGACGCTGTTCCTGAGGCGTTATGCGGGTTCACGTCGAGAGAAGAGATGGACGATCACCGCGACCCATATAGCGCCAAAGACATCACTCCGGTGCGTCAGGAGACTGCTGACCCCATCCTCGACATACTGCCTCTCGTCGGGACCCCGTCTGGACTCAACGCCAGTGACTCAAGCCTTGGGGGTAGCGTCGACGAGGATGTAGCTGTCGCCGCAGAGATCGTTGCAGACGATCTGCCGTACTTTCACGCTGGGTCTCCTAGAAAGATAGGCTCTGCCAATCTTGCCCTTAAAAACCTCGACGGCGAGGTGCGCTACTTCGCGGAAGTAGCGGCATGGTGCATCGCTCTAATAGAGATCGGTAACGCGGCTGGCGCTGAGGTCAGCAAAGTGCAGCTTGTAAACTCCGCGACTTTCGACTGGCTTCTAAAGCGCGCTGAAATTAACAACGAAAATAAGGATTTGGCAAACCTTGGCGAGGTAGACAGGCAGCTTATGAAAGCTAGCGCTGAATATCTCGCAGACGTTACGAAGGATTTCAACCCAATGGCAGGAGGATGAAAATGATCAGGATTGTAGATTCTGAGTTTAACGCCTGGCAGTGCTTCGTCTGCGATGAAGACCTCTTTATGACTTTGCGCGTCCTTCCGACCGTTATTCCCGGCAAAAAGAATGTTGGGCGTCGCCTTAACATTCTTAATGCCATCGACGAGTTGGCGATCCGGCGCGCGACAGGGGACATAAACGCATGACAATGCTGGTGATCCGCCTAATGCAGGCTCTAACCGCAGCTTCCGTTATCATGGCGCTACTCGCCGCTCTGACGGATGCGGGAATCAGGTGATTGACAAACCACCAAGTTGGTGGTACTGTGTTGGCAGTTAACAAGAGGACTCGACTGAGATGTCGATAAGATCATCATCTGGCTGGATATCGAAAGAACCATCCGGCAGACCTGATGCTCCGATGCTTAGGACTATCGAGCTTGTGCTTATCGAAGATGCCATTGCGGCAGGCAGGATAAGGAAGTTCCTCAGCCATGAAAAAAGCGAGGGGCATGTTGGTGGTTGGAAGGCAGCCAAAAATCGCAAGAAGGAGCGAAAGGGAATAAAATGATCAAAGTGATAGCTGTGGTGCTGATGGCGATCTCTGTGAGCGCGTGCGGTGCGGTCTACTCGTGGGATACCATGCAGTTGCGAAGCGTGCAGAAACAGGCTGCTCAGAAGATAATGGATCAGTGCAACGCTGGTGACATGGATGCCTGCGCCTACCTGGCAGGCTCCAGCAGCATCACGAGGTAAACATGATCCTTAACCTAATAAGCATTTCTGTGCTTATAATCTGGCTTCTGGCAGAGACAATCGCCAAAGTCAGCGACGTCATGGCAGCGCGCAGATTTGAGAGGGAATTCGACGATGACGCTCGATAATAGGTTTGGTTGGAGCATCGAGAACGCCATTGCCTCGGCAAGAACAGTCTTTTGCATGGAAATAAATCGCGCCAAGAACGCTTACGACGAAGACCTTCTGAGGGGCGTGCGCATGATAGAGGCGACGACAGCGTTGGTCGGGAAGGTCACAGAAGCGCAGGCAGTTTTCCACAAAGCCATTGAGGTAGCTGACAGAGAGGCAATGCCACATGTCTGACGATTGCAGCCGGGCTCGCGAAGCTGTCAGAGAAGGAGCGTACCGCGCATACAAGGAAAAAATGCTAAAGATTCATGAGGAGTACAACGCAGCAACGCGCACAGCGAAACAGACCAGAGAAGAGGAAAAGGAAGCCGCAGAAGAGAACTATGGGACAAGAACTGAACAAGCTCGAAATGCGCGAGACGCAGCCTTATCTAAAGCTATTGACGATTACATGCGGGCTGTTGAAGACGTTACCTCTCCATAGATTTTTCACGATCAGGAGCGACATGCTATGTCTACAAAATATATGGTAGTCGCCACAATAGACGGACAATACAGGTTTATATTGTCTCACTCAGGAAGAAAGGGTGACGCAGTAAAGAAAATGATGGATTACTATACCGCTGTAAGCAAGTACGTTGACACATCTACGTGGAACATGCGCCTGTATGGAGCACGAGCAAGAAAGCCATGCGGGCACCTAACGTCTGTCGAAGCTGTCCTTAAGTGCGGGAGAAAGGCGTAAAATGACTGAACCTTGGATTCCTGAAATTGAAGAAGCTATAGCTCTCGCAGCAGAAACTGTGTGCGCAAGCGGTGTTGTTATGGCGGCAATAGGAGAGAAAGAGTTGGCTGACAACCTTGGCGCTGGAACGCTCAAGAGGTTGATAGAGGTCCGCCTACAAAACGCAAAGAGGCAGGCGATAAGGAACAAGTTGCATGATGACGAGGTAGTCGTGGTCGTCATGCCAATCGTCGTAAGAGCTTAATCGTCTTCCTTCACCGGGGGCGGCGGTGACGAAACATTCCGCCCATCACCCAGTGCGCCTTTGGATTGATCCCCAACCCGAACCGGTAAGCGTATTGTTCTGAATTACGGCTGCGTTCGGATTGCTACAAAGTATGTCAACCGGAACGGTGCCAAGGTCAATAGTGGCTCCGGCAACGAACCCATTCTTTGATAGCTTCCCTTCCGGCCTGTCGTATGCCTCAGCGTATGTCATGCCCTGAAGGACGGGGGTCCTAACGAACTCATTGTCCTCGATGACTACGTTGCTTATGGTGCGCCCGGGAGCGATCAGCCTCACCCCAGCGCCGATCACCTGCCCTGGGTGACCTAAGCTGGTCTTGTTGACATCAACGATGCGATTGCGCCGCACGATAATGTTCTCTATCGGGTTCTCAGGCCCCTCAGGGCCATCGTAACCCAGTCCGATCCCGTACATCTGAGGAGCAAAGATGATGTTGTCCTCGATTATAGCGTTGCTCCCAAGCGTCTTGATGCCCAAGCAATCACCATCGCTCGTATTTCGTCGAAGAACCAGTGTGCGAGGTGGCCGGCCAGCAATAGTATGGTTGCCAGGGAAATCATCACAGCAGTGTTCACAGGTGTTGTCCTCAAACGTTATATTCGTCGAACCAGTGCTGTAGATCATGTCGCGCGGAAGATCGTATCCGCTGCACTCCCGCATGATCAGCGTGTCGCAATCGGTAGCATAAACGCCAGTCCGGCGAGAGCGCGTGGTGTGGCACCGAACCAACTCCAGATAGACGCAGGCCGGAAACCAGAAATTCGATGCTGAGTCGCTTGACGCCTCGCCGTTGTGGGTCCATCCGCCATCGACGTGAACGTCGTAAAGCACATAACGCCCACCACTTCCGGTCTTCCTAAGCCAGTGCTGATCGGTTCCATTTGCGATAATCCTTGCGCCGTTGAACGCCCTAAATGTTCGCGTGGCGTTCAGCGCCGGCCAGTCGATTGGCGAGGTGATGCTGATATCAGCCATTAGGCTGACATCAAGTTCACCCGCAGCAAAAGCACTGCGCAGGTCAGACGCATTGCTGACCTGCACGCCGAGCGGGGGAGTAGTAGCGGGGTTGTAAATCAGCATGTAAGCCATGCTGCACATACTACGCGAAAGGCGGCAGTGGATACAACTCAGGAGGATAAATTCCACCGCCGCCAACAGTTAGTGCGCTGTTGTTGCTAACAATGCGCACCTGGTCGCGCACTGCGTTGAGGTCTTCTTGTGAGATTGCAATGCTCTGCGAGCCAGGCTCGAAGTAGAACTTAAGCCCGCCATCGCTCTGCCCCATGACATAACAGCCATATTTTTGCAGGGTTCGCGCTAGCGCCTTGGCGCCTATGCTCCAAGTGGTCGCCTCAATGTTGAAGGTGGCGGGAATGGCAAGTAGCTCGCCCATGCGAGGAGCAGCCGGCCCGCCAGAATAAGCACCGCCATTCCCGTCCGACCACGTTGCAGGCCATGTGATCGTGGTCGCCTGCAACCCGCCCGTCTTAGTGCGAATGAGTTCATATTGTAGCGTGACCATCAGAGCGTGCGGGAAGAACAGCCGCGTGCCCGCCATAACCTCGGCCACTTCCCATGACCGGATCAATCCCGCGAGTAGGCTGAATCCGCTGATCCACGTTCCGCCACCGGGCCAAGCGTTCGGCGGTGGCTTGTACCCGGTACCCAGCTTGATGTGGTGCCAGATTTGCCCGTGGCTGCCGTGGTAGCTTGCGACCGCAGTCGTAGATGTGCGTCGCTGAAACCTCGTGAATCCTTGCGCCATCTCATCGTCGTCGATGGCAACAAGGAAGCCGTCGCGGTAGCATGTTTGTGGGTTTGCGCCCGTCATCCCTTCCGGGATGCGCCCAGCAACGAACCCGGCGAACGAGCCACCTGAATTGCACTGCGTCTCTTGCGTTACCGTAACGAGTGGGTCGCCAGGATTGTTGATCGCAACGGGGATCGACCATGACGACATGTTCATGCCGGGTGGATATGCCGCATCTCGCAGCATCGCGTAATCCGTGAATGTCGCGTCCGAACCGATCGGGCGGTTAATTGCGCTGTCGCCGTGGAAGGGCCACAGCTTGGCATCGCGGGTTGCTCCGCTACCCTTCAGAACCATGTACGGCATTCTTGCCTCTCGTTCTAAGCACTGTCGCCACTCGGGCTTTCGATGCGATTACCGGGCGATCCTGCTCTGCTTGGAGCAATTCGGCCGGGTGCGGCAAGCGGCGCGCCTCGATTGCTTCCTTTGACAGGGGTTTGCGCTCGTTCATCCTACAGCAGCCAATCAAACCTCGTCACACCGCTCTCATAGGTGGCAACCGTGTAGCCGCTTTGGATTGAGAACAGATTGGTTATCTGCTGCGCCACAGCGACGTCGATAAGTTCAGCCCGCAAGCACCCAAGCTTGGCGAGAGCGTTGTTCAGTGAGAGGTCTTTGTAGCTGTTGACGCCTATCTTGCCGCCCTGAATGCGCAGGATTTCTCCCTCTTCTCGGAACGCACCTTGGTCGTGATATCCCGCATCCGTCTCGCAGTCGAGATAAATCGACCACGTCGGAAAGTGCGGATGATCGCTGTTGAAGTCTGTCGGAGCCACCATCTGCGGCTCCTGCCCTTGCACAGACGTGTGCACGTTATGCCGGCACCGGCGCTTGTCTCCCTGCACGATGAAGAACTTGGAGACTCCGTCTTTCCAAGTCGCGTCCGTCTGGTTTACCAGCCTATCCACAATCTGATAACCGCCTGCGCCAATGATCACGTACCCGGGGCGCCGGCTGTTGTACGTCACGTCGATCAGGCGAACCTCCTTCTTGGGGGTGTCAACTCCAGACGATGAGCCGATAGAGCAATACGAGGTCAGTCCTATCACGAGCGCCAAGTCTTCAGTCTGCAACGTGCCCTGACCATCGTCGAGAAATTCGCGCCGCCACACTTGCTGCGCATCGCAGTCGATAAACGTGCTATCCGGACCGTAGTTGGCGAACCCATTCATGCCGCCATTGACGATCTTGCAGAGGTAGAGCGTATTGTACCGGCCCTGCATAACGTAAGCGGCACGGTTTGCGTTCGATCCTAGTGGAGATTCGCCGCCAGGAGAATTCCGGACAGTGCAGTTTTCAAGGAAGTTTCGAGTGCCGATCAGACGCACGCCACGTTGCGTGGTTAGGGGTCCGATCGGGTTTGCATGCCACTTTGTGCCGCCCGCAATCCCCGGCGTGGAGTAATCGGCGCCGCCTAATTCCGAGTTGTCAGCGTTCATATCAACGATCAGGTCGCGCACCCGAACGTTGTCCCCGGTTATCTGAAAAACGCCATCCCAAGTGATGTTAACGCCATCAGGCGTCTTGAGTGTGGCGCCATGCCCGTAGATTTGCGCTCCATCCCTTGGGCATATGACGGGATTGTTGACTGTGTAAACTGCACCAGCAGTAAAATGCACTACGTCCTGGCCAGACAGTGCTGCGTTGATCGTTGTCACAGATGCGCCAGGCGGGATCGGACTCACCGCGCCCACGTCAGGGAACAAAGATGCAGCCTGAGCCCTGATATCCAAAGCGAACGGCAGCAAGTCCCAAGTGACTGGGACCGTGGGAACTGGCTTGTGGAAAGCCTCAAACCCAGCACGTGTCGTATAGCTCGGATGGATGAACGGGACAGCCCCAGTGCCAAGCACACGCTCGATCAGCGTGGTGCCCGTAGGCGGAGGGGGCGCTGCGCCCCCTCCTGCGAAGACCATATAAGACACGATTACAGAACCCAGCCGGTTACGCGAAGCTTCGGAGCCCTTGTTTGCAGAGAGGCCACACCATCACCGCCGAACGCAGCGAACCGAAGATTCACCGGAGAGGTCGCCGCGCGGATCGATGCGGCAACGGCAAAGCTGGCAGGTGATTGAGTAGCATTAGCTACGTTCATCGGGATGGTCGCAGCGTCAACGCCAGTTGTCACCGTGCCAAGGGTGCCGTCAAGCCAGTACCACGTGCCGCCAACTTCCGCCTGGAAACCGCCACGGCAGCCAGCCACGCCAGCCGTCTGAAGGCCAACCGACTGACGCACTGTTGCTGCCTTGGTGAGTTCTTCCGTAGAATCGCGGAAGCTGGCATTGCCGCCGTATTCGGTAAGAGCGGCCGGGGCAGCCCAGCTTGCTCCCTCAAGTTGCGAGATGATCATAGAATTGAGGTAGATCACCTGGCTTGTGTTAACCCAATTCGTACCGTTGTACTTGATCGCCTGGTTTGCAACCGGCGTGGTAATAACAACGTCCGTCAAGCTGTCGAGTGTGCCGCCACCGCCACCTGTTGCGTCGGTGTCGTTTTTCCAGTTCGCGCCATCGAACTTCAACACCTGACCAACTAGCGGCGTGGTGATGACCACATCCGTCAGGATGTCAAGCGGGCCTGCCGGACCAGCCGGCCCTACGAGCGCCACGCCAGCCGGCCACACGCCACCTGCCTTCGGCCCGAAGATAAAGCTAGTGGTCGTGTTGATATAGAAGTCGCCGTCAACGCCCTGAGTGGTCGGGTTAACGGTGCCGTTGAGCACCGACTTGCCGTTTTGACCAGCCGTGACGGGAAGTTCGGCAACATTTCGGTATTCAAGTGATCCGTCCTCTTTTAGGACGTTCAGCTTGTCATTCGTCGTAATTGTCATGTGATTTTCCTCAGATCGTTGGAGCTTACTCGACCCGGTAAATCGTGCCCAGCGCGCCAGGCATGAAGTCTTGCTGACGGGTCGGGGATGCCTGGTTTATACAGTAGTTGGTCGGATGGCGGTAGCCTACCTGATTTAGCAGGGACTCGACCTGGGTCAGTTCTCCGTTGTTGATGCTGATCTTAACCCAGAAGCCGGTCGGGTTGACCTGCGCAACATAATCGTACGCCTGAGGGCAAGACTTGACCATCAGAGCGGCATCAAAGTGAGTCAGGCGCTCCCACTCAGTCGGCAGCACCTCTGAAGCGCCTGCCGCGACAGGGAGGGAAACGCAGGCTGCTAACGCAAGCGTTGTAAGTTTCACTGGTCTATCTCCGTGTAAGTTTGTTGTCACATGCTTGTTCCGTCTGCCATCACTCGCCAATACGAGCCGTTCTCAACGCGGACCGGAAGGCCATCAATCGTGCGCAGGCCATGCTCGTTTGTCCTGAACACGAAGTCGCTGTCTTTAGTTGAGCCAACTGGCTCGATTTCTGCGAAGTAGTCCATATTGCTCACTCTCTGATCAATGGTAACACGAAATCTGTGTAAATTCGTGTGAAGTCTTCGGGGATGCCTTTCCCAGCGCTTGTGTTGTAGAACTTTTTCCAGTGAAGCCCCATGCCAACGGCATCGGTTGGCGCAGGAAGCGCTCCTGGCCGAAACCGATAGATCGCGCGAGCGACCATGCATGCGGCCCAGTCGTTATCCGCCTGCCCGTCTCCGGCGATCGAGGCCCACACGTTAACAGTGCCGTTGCCGCAGAGCCATCTCAGCATCTGCAACATGCCAAAGTTCTTGCCGAAGTACCGGGCCATCACATCGTCATAGGTGGGCCGCTCGATCTGCCAGAAGGACCTTGCCGGACCGCCGCCGTACTGGCGGCGCGTCCTGAA